GTTGCGCTGCGCCCCGTACATGTAATCGTTGCGCCATTGATCGTAGGGGATGTCATCGAGGTAGTTTTCGTTGACAAACCCGACCGATGTCGTGTGATCGCGGAACGTGTGTTCAGCCCACTTGCCAAGCCGGTCGGCGACCACGCCCACCGTTCCCGGCCCGGTGCCCAGCGGGTAGCTGGCCTGCCCGGCGACGGTCTGGAACGAAACGCCGGCCCCCAGCATGTTGCTGGACCGCAGCCATTCCCAGTCGTCGTGTTCCATCACGATGTCGGAATATGCGTCCTTGACCCACGCGGTGACCCTGCCGACGCTGCCGGTGGCCCCGACCACGGTCGGCAGCACCGTGTTGAGGGCGGCGAACGGCGCCACGCCGCAATTCATGATCGCCACGCGGCACATTTCCAGGTAGGTCACGTCAATACGTCCTGCGAATGACCTCGGTCATCCACGCCGGTCCCTTGGGGTTCGGATCGGACAGCACGGACACGGAATGAACCGGCGTCGTGAAGCGCGGCGTCTTGTTTTCGGGCCGCTCTGTGTCGGAACCGAAAATCTGCGTGTTCACGGTGTCGACCTTGGCGCGCAGGATGATCTCCAGCACCGACCGGCGCACCGTGAGGTTCGTCGCCACCGGCAGCCAGCCCAATTCTCGCCAGCGCCCGTTGGTCATCACCTCGGCTGGCTTGCCGTTCACCCACACGGGAAACGACATGGCGGCGTTCCTGTCAGTCGAGGGTTGCAGGCGGATCTCGATCGGTTCGTTCATAAAAGCCAACTCATCGGCGTAGTCCTTGGCGATCAGGTCCTTGTCCGCGAGGATGATATCGCCATCGTAATCCTTTGGGTCGGCGATGGGTTCATATTGCTCGACAGCGACATCGCTGTTGTGGGCTTCTTTCTTCTGAAACGGCGGCATGCATCACCTCTGACTGTTGCCGTTACGGGACGGTTCATTCATGATCAGAGGCGGACGCCCAGGCCGTTGAACCGGCTCTGAGCGTCCTGACACTGACCCTAGGGTGGAGGATCGACGTGCTTCCCAAGCCATTACCGCCTCGCGACCTCGTGCGCCAGTTGCTGGCTTATGACCCCGAAACCGGCGCCCTGACCTGGCTGCCGAGACCGCGAGAGATGTTTGACAGCGAACGGACATTCCGGTCATGGAACGCCAAGAATGTAGGGAAGCCCGCGGGGGCGGTGACAAAGGCCGGATATATCCTCATCCGACTCCAGAACCACCCATACTACGCACATAGGTTGATTTGGCTTCTGACCCACGGCGAACCGCTTCCTGACACCATCGATCATGCTGATCGAAACCCCGCGAACAACCGCATCGACAATCTGCGAGCCGCGACAAACGGTCTGAACATGGCCAACATCTTGGTCCGGAGGGACAACAAGGTTGGCGTCAAGGGTGTTCAGGCCCATGGGCGCGGTTTCATGGCCAGGATCAGGTCCAGGAACAAGGAAGCATACCTCGGCACCTTCGATACCATCGAGGAAGCCACGCAGGCCTATCAGGACGCCGCCGCCAGAATTCATGGGCCGTTTGCCCGTTGGGACTGACGACGGCACCAGATCAGGAAAGCTGTGGCCGAGATGGCAATTGGCTAACGTTCTGAAACGCAGTCGTAACTACGCCGGATGCTGTCCAACTACCCGTGCCCGGCGTCCACGGCGCGGCGGCTGGTGCTGTTCTCACAATCGCATACGCGAGCGCGCAGAAATTGTCGGGGATCGGCGGGAACTGCGGGTCGCGCAGAAACGCCCCCACGGTGGTCGTGACGCCAGTGGTGGTCGGCAGGATCTGTCCCTGCGCCATCTGGATCACGCCAGCGGCGTTAACGCCGAGGACCAGCACGCATGTGCTGTTCGGCGGCACGGCGACAAACGGTTGCCCGGTGACCGCGTCGGTGGTTGGCGTCGGCTGCGCGGTCTGCGCCGCCAGGGGGGTCGCGAACTTGCCCTGGATCGCGCAAACAGTCGCCGCCGTCGTCGTGTAGGTCGAGGTAGTCCCGGCGACCACACCCGCATTGGACAGGTTCTGTGTGACACCATAATCAAAGTTGAGGGTAGCCATTTCATTCCCCTTTCAAACGAGGATCGTCGGATCGAACGCCCCGGTGGGCGAGAAATAGGCGGTGGTCGCGCCGCTCAGTGGCGTGGTGCCGCCGATGTAAGAGCCACTGATCGTCACGGTGATGAAGCCGATCAGCGCCTGCCCACGCGGGAATTGCGGGAACCCCGCGCTACCCGCCGTCGTGCCGTTGGGACCGGGCGCGAACGTCACGGTGCCCGCGCTGTCGGTGAACCAGCACCCGATGCCGAAAAACCCGGTAGTCACGTTGAGGCCTAGCGGTTTCGGCAATTCGGTGCCGGCGGCGATCGTCACCATGCGACCGTTGGCGCAGGCCTGGAACGCCGCCGCGCCGATCTTCGCCGTCGTGGTGTCAGTTGTGCCGACGACGAGGCCAGCGGGCGTGAGAGCCTGCGAGGACATACGATCGCCGATCGGAATCAGGCAGGAGCGCAGGGCATGCGCCCACCGCACTTCCCTGAAGCCGGCGAGGTATCTGTTCATCGTGTCAAGCATTGGATGCCTCCTTTACTTGATCACTCAGACCAATACTTTGGAACCGACGTTGCCAACGGCCATCCAGCCTTGATTTTCGATCATCACGGCCTTCCACCACGCGCAGCCGACGTAACCGCGCTGGCCCAGCGGGTCAGACTTGGTTTTGTCGCCGGGCGGAATGAATGTCGGATCGAGCGCGCCGAGACCGCGCACCGCGATCTGCCCCCAGGCGTCCTGCGCCGTGACGATGAACGGGTAGATGTCGATATTCGCGCCCGTGGTGGACGATAGCCCGGTGGCGCCCACCCCAGCGCCACCGTCCTGGATGGACGGGAGATCCGCCGAGGTGATGAAGCGGAACCGCTCGCACTTGCCGATCTCGTTCTGGATTGGCGATCCGGACGCGTAGGCCTCGGCGGGCACGAAGTTGGGCAAGTCCCTGATGTCAGGCTCAAGGTCGGTGTGGCTGTAAACCGTGAAGCCCTCGGCGACCGGGTCGGTGCCGAAATTTTGGCTCGCCTTCAGAACCTTGTTGACGGGCTTGCCATGGTTGGCCTGAAGATTCCGCGCGATGCGCCGGATGAGGCCCAGCGTCAGCCCGCCATTGGTCGTGGAGATCGATGTCCCGGCGCCGCCGTAGTAGACGTTGGTGCAGGCCCGCAACGCGCCGTAGGCGATCATTTCGTTGACGAACGTCATCCGCTCGCCAGCCTGTTCGATCATCGCCTTGGGGATGTCGTCCTCATACAAGTTGTAGGTCTTGTCTGAGAACCCGTAGAGGCAGCCGAATTGCTGCACGACCACGGTGATGTCCAACGGCACGATGGAATCCGGCGGCGGAGTCACGCCCTCGGAGAGTTGGTGCGCCTGGGCAATGATATTACCCCGATCGCCCGGCCCGTTCTGGAAAAACTGGTTCTGCGACGAGGCCGTGGCCCCGGTGGCGCCATAGGGCAGCCAGCGGCGCGCGACGTACGTGTCAGAGTTGTTCTTGGGCATTGGGATCTGGCGCCCGCTGCGGCCCAATACTTCCTGCGGCACGGCGTGCGAAAGTATTTCACCCTTGAATTTCGCAAGTCGGGCAGTCGTCATGCCAAACGTTTGCATTGCCATGGTTGGCGCTCCTGTGAAGAGGATTTTCTGAGGTATTCACGGGAACCGCCGTCAAATGGCGTCGGTCACAGGCCGGAATGAACCGGTCGTCGGCGTAGGCGTGTCAGCGGTTTTTGAAGCCAGACTCGAAAGCGGCCTCAACGTCGTTGGTGGCGTCGGCGGCGGGTGCCGCCCCATCGCCGCGTGGTTGCACGGCCTGGCGGATGCGGTCAGTGCGCGCGTCGGCGCGAGCCGCCTGCGCCTGGCGCGTCTGCGTCCTGGTTTGCGTCTCGCGCTGAAACAGGTTGATCGCGCGCATCACCACGGCGGCTGATTCAGTGCCGTTGATCCGCCGCTGGTAACCGGCGTCCTTGGTCGCCAGCCACTTGCGGAAGGGGTTATTGGGATCTGGCATCTGCTGGGAGACATCGACGGCGCCGACGATGTCCCGCCAGTCAGGATGGGCGTCTTCAAGGACCTCCACCTCACGCTCGGACGCGTGTTCATTGAGCATGCGGCGGATGACGGCGGGATCAGCGCCGTTCCCGTTGACGCCCGAGAGAGCGCGCTCCAGCGCGGCCCGCGTGGAATTCGCCAGTTCGGGGAAATCGCGCTCCAGGTCGGCAAACGCTTCGCGCGATACCTCGATCTTGCGACCCTGCGGCGTCTGGTCGCGCAGGCCATTGATGACTTTCTGTAGGTTGCCGATCGTCCCGAACGCTTTGGAAAGCTGTTGATCATATGTGGCCGTCTTTGCCGCGGCGGTCCTCACGTTATCCCAGTCCGACCTCGTGATCTGGACGTAATCCGGGTCCTTGCCGTTCGGTTTGGTCTCCCGTGGGGTTTCCGCGGGCTGAACTTTACCGGGATCGGCGCGTGGCTCCGGACGTTTCGGCGTTTCGGCTTCGAACCCGCCCGCGAAGGCAGCCTCGGCAGCCGCGTCATCAGTGGTGGTGTCGTGTTCGTCTTCGTTCATGAGTTACTCCACAGTCCGGACACGCCTCGCGGTGTGTCCTCTCCGGCATCGGTCAATATTGGCCGATCTTGTCCCAGCGCGAGGAATCGCTTGATCGCGCGTATCTCGCCTCGCAGCATCGCGGTGTCGAGTTCCGGGCGTGGCGCGTCGTTGCGCCGCCGGGCGTTGTCCAGTTCGCTGGCGAGCCACCCTTCCAGGCGCCGCCACAGGGGGCTGGCGCGGTCCACCGGGCCGAGGTCGAACGGCGGGTCGGGCTGCGGGAAGAAGTCGCTCACTGG